GACATCTAGTGTTGTAGTTGCTGGTAGTGCTACTGCATCTGGGTCTACAGTTTCAGCGAGTGTTGCACCAGCAATTGTGGTGTCAGCAATATCGTTGTGGAACTGGAAACGGATTGAAGAACCGTCGTGAGTTGGGTTTCCGACCTTCTTGTCCGCGATTGCGCGGAACTGTGGTGTTGAACGCAAGTTGAGTTCGATCAACTTATCGTACGCCATAGTTACAAGATTGGAACCTAACCCAGAGGTTGTTGTTGAAAAGACATCTGCCATTTGGAGATATCTCCCTTCTGGTTAGTGTGCGGTTTAGTTACCGCTTAGAATGGATAAAATCTCATCCTCTGAACCTGCATTCGCAATGCGATTGAGCAAGTCATCTGATGAGGCTGGTGTCTCAGCCCCTGTGAGTGCACTATCCATACGTTGCATCGCTGCGATATCCTGTTGGGCAACCTTTGGCTTTTCAGACGGTGTGTATCCGAAGACATCACCATTACTGTCTAGCCAGGCCCCGATAGCATCTTCAGATGCTTCGATATCTGATGGTATGAATTGTGCAATCTTAGGATTGACACCTCGGGATGCAAGTGCATCCTTCAAAATCCGCTCTTTCTGGGACTTAGTTAGGTCACCCAAAGTTGACTCTAACTCCTTGTTTCGCTTCTGTTCAGACTTAAGAGCCTTACGAAGTTTCTTTACTAGGTCGGTATCAGCGTCAAACGATTCAAAATCGTTATCTTCTTCGTCATCCCATATGTTGTCGCGGTTATCGCTCATAGCGATTTTCTCCCTTTATTAGTAGTTGTCGCACACCTCAATCACAGAAGGGGTTCTGCTTTTGGCTTGTACTATCGGTCTTGTACACTTCGCGGGGCCGATGGATCCGCAAAGGATTCTTATATTGCTGTGTTAGCGCTAGAGCCCATGAGGCCGTAACGACTAATACCTGACTGACCTTGGAAGGCCTTGATGTTCTGCTCAGCAAGTTTCTTACGACGCTGTGAAGCCATTCCTAAGAACTGCTCAGATTCAAGTTCCTTTTGGATGATAGGAGCAAGAACTCCAGAAGTCTCACCAGTCTTTTCGTACATACCTGAAAGGGCTGTAACTGGATTTAACTGATCTGCGATGTTCGAGTATCCTTCACCAGCAAGGCTAGTAACTTGTGCTTCTGTATATCCAAGTGCTGATAGACGAGCAGCAGTAGCCTGAGCAGATGCAGCATCGAGAGTAATGCCTGATGCACTACGACGAACTGCTTCTGTAGCAAATGCTGCAGTCTTACGACGAGACTCAAGTTCCATAGTGCCAATTCCTGGCTCTAAGAAGAAACTTGTTAGGTCTGCGCCACCTGAGATATAATTCAAATCTTTAAGTGTCTTGAGGTAACTAGGATCAGAGTTGATTCCACGAAGACGAGCAGCGTTCATGCGCTCATCTAGTTCAGCAACAGAAACATCATTTTGTAGATACTTCTGGATTGAATCTCTATCCGAGAACTTAGCAGCAACCTGATACTTATCAACTAACTTTTTGTATCCAAGAACCAATGGAACTAATTCCTTTGGCTGCTTTGGAACCTTAAGGTCATTGTTGAATGAACCAAAGTCACGATAGTAAGGTGACTCAATATCTGTGCCACCCTTACTCTTGTAAGTTGGAAGATATAGATACTGATCAACTACATCGTTGATTTCATTATCGCCTTGGAAAGTACCATCTTTGATGATGTTACGGAAGTAAGTCACGCTATCATCAACAGTCTTTACTGGAAGTCCTGCTGCAATTAACTTTGCACGAAGGATTAACCAAGTCTTGTCAAATGTATCTGCTGGAGGTTCTTCAGGAGGCACATCTACTGGGTCTGGTTCTGGCGTAGGATCTGGATCGGGATCTGGGTCTCCGCCTCCGCCACCGCCTCCACCGCCGCCGCCTCCACCGCCGCCGCCTCCTCCACCGCCACCGCCAGCACCACCGTCGCCGTCGCCAGCGCCGTCACCAGCACCACCGCCACCGCCACCAGTACCATCGCCAGCGCCGTCTCCAGTACCGTCTTTAGTACCATCACCAGCGCCTTCACCAGTATCTCCGCCATCAATTGCAGCAGCAGCACCAGCGACTCCGCCAGCAACTGCAGCACCAGCCTTAGCCCGTGCTGCTACTTTTGCAGCAGTGGCAGCCTTTGATGCTGCTCGTGCTTCAGCAGCGGCATCTTCACGAGCCTTTGCCTTTGCAGCAACTTCTGCTTTGCGTGCTTCAGATTTTGCCGCTAATGCATCATCAGATGTTTTTTTAGCGGCTGCAGCAGCGGCTGCATCGTCATCTGCAGTTTTTGCTGCAGTGGTTTTAGTACTTGTAGTTTTAGTGGTTGTAGCCTTAGGAGTTACAACAGGTTCAGGAGCCTTAGCAACTGTCTTTGCTGTAGCAACAGCCTTAGCCTCTGCTGCTGCTTTCGCAGAATCAGCAGTTGGTGCTTTAGCAGTAGTTGTTGGAGCCTTAGTAGTTGTTTTTGCAGCAGTTGCTGCTTTAGCATCTGCTGCTGCTTTCGCAGCATCGGCACCTGAAGTAGGAATTTTAGGAGCAGGGGCTGCAGCCTTTACGTCAGCAACCTTGTCTTTAATAGCAGCAGTAACATCAGAAACAATTTTCTTGTTACTTACGCCACCTTCTTTAAGAACAGCGGATGCTTCTTTTTGAAGCGTTTCTGCCTTCTTAACATCTGTAGCAGTAACCTTAGGCTTATCAAGAATCTTAGCAATCTGTGTTTCAATTGCCTTTGCTTCTGTAACAGCCTTATTGGCAGCAATAGCCTTAGGTACTGATTTAACAACAGCCTCAATTGCAGTAACTAAAGGAAGTTTAGGAAGTTTTGGTGCCATTATTATAGTCCTAACTTAGATGTCAAAACATCACCGATGTTACTGAATGTTGAGAATGCGTCAGGACTTGTCATCCAGTCATTGCTTCCACGAATAATTCCAAGTGCTTCCCAGTCAGTTGCTGTACGGATAACACCCTTATCGTCTTTAACGTTTAACATTTGCTTGATGATTGGAGAATCCATTGTGTACTTCTTCTTAGTAACTGTTTGGGCAAGTTTGATGTACTGGTCAGATAGTGTCTTCATATCTTCACCAGAGTTGAGAAGGTCTGCAACACCTGGGTTTAACTTTGCTGCCAGGGTGCGAATCTTTTGCTTCTCAGTTTCGATCTTTTGCTTAGCCATAGTGGCATCACCTGTACCAATGATGCTTGTAATTATGCCAGCAATCTTTTCAAATCCTGGCTCAGATAGACCATTGTTCTTGTAAGTATTGCGGATCTCATCATAGATAGTCTTGGCTGCTCCACCAAGTTCAGGTGTCATGGCATAGTCACGAGATAGGTACTTGGCTAGATAGTTAGCCTGCTCTTGCTCTGTAAAGCCTAGACCACTTCTAGTGATTGAACTCTTTCCAGTGCTTCCAGCAGTTGATGTGGTAGTTGTTCCAGAAGAGGTAGTGACAACTGCTTCCTTCTTAGCCTGAGCATTAAATTTGCTCATGAAAGATGTGATCTGAGCATTGCTTGGCATCTTGCCAAATGCTGTGTAGTAGCCCTTGCTGTAAGATGTGGTTGCATCTGTCTTATCAATCAAGTTGATAGCAGTAGATACATCCTTGCTAAACTTAGTCTTAGGACCGCCACCAAGACCTGACTTATTGAGGTCTTCTAGCCATGTAAAGTATTCAATACCATTAAGACGCGATGCTACAATAGCCTCACGAAGAGCCCTAGTGTCTTCAACATCAAATGCGCCTAGTGCGCTAGTTCCCTTAGAACCACCTGCTGAACGAAGCAATGCCTGTAGATAGTTGGCATTGTTACCAAATCCATCTGTACGCTTTTGAGTACGAAGTGAATCTAATTCAGCGGCAAAGAGATTACTAAATGCAACTGCATCTGCGGTAGCAAGGGTTCTGCTATATAACGAACCTTCTGCACGAACACGAGCAGCAACTGCTGCTGCGTTTGTGTTGGCCATGTTACCCATTGAATAAAAAGCAGTGCTTGTTGCTGCTGCTCTAGCAGAGTCTGCTGTTGGATATACTACTTTGTCAGCCACTTTAGCCCTTCGCCTTCATAGTTCCTGCAAATACACGGTAATACATTGGAGCAAATGCTGGATTTGATAGCATTAACTGATTACCTAATGCCTCTAGATTTGTACGCAAGTTAGATGCATACCAGTGTGAACTTCCCAAGTCTGGTTCTGCAGTAACTCTGGCAGACTTTAGTAGTTCGATAGCCTGTGAGTATGCATCATAGAATTGCTTAGTTTCATCATAAATAGGTGACTTCTGGAAACGATCATCTCCTAAAGCCTTACCGACATTAGCGATACGTTCCTGGTCAGTACCAACAGTTACTAATGATGCAGGTGCTGCACCACCAAAGCGCTGGTTAAGAGCATTAATCTCTTGCGAGTACCAGACATCTGAGTATCCATTAGCAGCCTGTACCTCAGAAATCTGAGACTTAGCCATCTTGTAGATAAGTTCTTCTGCTGCTCCTGATAGTTCTTCGCGACTGAGAGCCTCACGACGCCCTGTAACCTTCTGCCATGAGTAGTAGGCTGTAGCAGCCTCTCCACCAGGGAAGAAGAACGGGATAATGTCACCGCTCTTTGTTGCATAAGTATTTGCTACATCTGGATTCTGGTTTAAGAATGTCCATGCATCAGCAGTACCAGTAACAGAACGAGAAGAACCACCCATAATTGCAAGAAGGTTTCTGCTACCAAATTCTTCTGTGAACTCAGTAACTGCCTTCATGTAATCACCAGGATGTTTCTTGCTAATCTGATCCCACATACTGTAAAGCATTGTCATGCTAGCAAAGTCCAACTTACCCTTACTTGTAGGAATCTTCGCAAAGATTTCAGTAGAAGGTGTAGCAGGTGCAATGTTCTGGAATAGTGCCTGTAGCAGTCCTACACCACGAGACATCTTTGCTGCATCATTGAATAGTTCATTACGAGCAACGTCATCAGCAAGTGGATTTTCTCCGTACTCACCAGTAGATGCTAGGTATGATGCCCAGTCTTTAATGCCACGTTCAATTGTCTTCTGGTCATTGATTGCATAATAGAAACCCTTACGCAACCATGCTGGAGATAATGAACCGAATGGATCTTGTGTCTCACCGAAAGGCATTACAACGCTACGAATGGTATCCCATACAGGACCAAATGCTGCTGACTTGCCAGTTGCTTGGAAAGCAAACTGTGCAGCAGGACCGAATCCAGGAACACCAGGGTTCACGTTACCAAATGCAAGGTTAAGAGACTGTACAGGTGCTGAGATTTCTAACTTAGAAAGAGCACCGTTTTCAACTCCAAGCATTCCACCGACTAATCCGCCAATGAAACTACCAGCAATTGGGTAGCGGAAACGCTTCTCACCAAATTCATCTTCGTAGATAAAGCCTTGTCCCTCGTCATACTCGACACCAGTGATGTCATAGATAGCGCTTGAACCTTCTTTAGTTAGTGAGTTGTATGCACGACCCACCTTGTAGAAGTTTGCAGGGTTCTTTACGAACAGTTCGCCCCACTTGCTAATAGTATTAAACTGTGCTTGGATGAACGGGAACACTAAGCGTAGAGCCTGTGCAGACTGTAATTGCTTAGATGCGTCATAGAACAAGTTCTTTGTATACGCAGAAGCATTCTTAGCAGACATAGTGTTCAACTGCTGTAGTGAGATACCTGCTTCATGCACATAGTCATCACCACGGCGAGCAAGTTCTTTTTCAATAAACTTAATTGTTGGGTGCTTCTTAAGAGCCTTACCACCAACCTTTAGTCCATCAAGGTTCTCACGAGCAAGTTTAAGTGCCTTTGTCAAGTCATCTGTATCAAGCATAGTCGCATAACGACCTACATGGTCCCAGTAAGCCATACGGTATTCTGGTCCAAAGTTAACTACATTCTCAATCTTAGTGTTAAGATCGAAGAACCAGTCAACTGCCTTAGTAAGTTGCTTCTCATCTGCATCAGCAAAACGCTTAGATGATGAAAGAAGTGCACTGCCACCAGTCATGTCTTCACGAGTAAAGAAACGCTCTAGTTGCTTCTTGAAAGGCATATCAAGAGTCTTCATATCATTGATATTCTTGATACGCTTGTATGAAGGAATTGACATAGCAATTGCATCTTCACCTGTACCAAATGTTACTCTTTCACCTGCAAGCAGTGAACGGATATAGTCTGCCTTTGGACCTCTACCTGTAAGAGCATTCAATGCATATGTATAACTTGCAGTTGATTGATCGTCAAATAGATACTTAGCCAGGTTCTCAGTATTGATGTTATCTTTGCTAAACGGCTTAGCGATGTCCTTAAGGAGAATAACATCAAAGTCAGATGTAACTCCGCGTCCTTCATCCTTGCTTAGGCGAGCACCCTTTTGGATCTTTTGAAGGATTTCTAGTCCTTCTTTGGTTTCTGTAAGGTACTTAATAGTAGAACCTTGTAGTTCAGGAGTACGCGCGCGTGCCACAAGTGGCATTAAGTCATCTGATGCAAAGCGCATTAGGCTGACAGATAGAGCACTGTAGTAGTCCTCATGTAGGTTATCTACTACCTCATAGACCTTACCAACGAATGCTGTACGTGGATCTCCCGCAGAGATACTACGCTTTGTAAATTGTAGGTACTCATCAACTGCCTCTGTGAACAGAGCATCAGCCTTAGGGTCCTTAAAGTTATTGCCAAAGATATCGTTCTGATACTTAGCATATTGAGATGCCAACTTCTGCATAGAGCCACCCTCAGGGTTAGCCATAGCCATAGCAATGTAACTCAATGGGTTCTTGAAGATGCTGTCATGTCCTGAGAAGAACTGACGAAGTTGCATTTCACCAACGTTACGCATCGTGTAAGAGATACGGAATGCTAACTGAGCAGTACGCCAGTAGTCACCAATCTCGTCTGCAGCAACTTTGGCTGCACGTGCCTTACCAAATAGTTGTGCGTTGCGATTGTACTTGTTGATAGCCTGTACAATTGGCTTGGTATCGCGCAACTGAATAACATCATCTAGGAACTGGTGAGCATAGTTAGCACCAGTCATAGGTAGCAAAGAACCGTTATGTAGCATCATTGTAGGTGTAGTACCAGTAGCCAACTTCGCTACATTGTACTGCTTTATGATAGCCTGCTCTTTACCAGCAACTCTAAGTACTTGATCTAGTACCTTTGCTAGTTCAGGGTCACCTTTACCGTACACATCAACAAGGTTCTTCTGTGCAACCTTCATTCCATCCATGATAATCTTAGAACGAGAAGTGTAATCTGACTCACGGATGACCTGATTCAAGATGTTATCTACTGTTTCTTGAGGTACTTTAGCAGTAGTAAACCAGTCATTAAGACCAGGAACAAGACGATCTAAGTCACCTAAAGGTAGCACTGTAGAGCGTACATAGATGTTGCTGAATGCTTTTTCGGCTCTTTCAACCCACTTAACTGCATCAATGTTAATTTTATCTGTAACCTTGATGACAGGAGACTTGTTTGCTAGTGCAAGTTCTGTACGCATGAGCATACTACGTGCAATAATAGGATCAGTCTCTGGAGATGCAAGGTGACGCAAGAAAATTGAGATAACTTGGTCAGGTGTTGTAGCATCTGCTAGTTCGCGAGTTAGATCAACATCTAGTTTGCGACCAAATAGGCGGTGTACACGCATAGCGTTAGTCTCACCAGCAACAATTTCAGCAATTGCTTGGAACTTACGACCAAATAGGTACTTCATAGCCTTAGTTCCATCAGCAGATAGTCCTCCACCGAAGGTATCTACTAGACCAACTTCAGCACGAGTCCATTCATCAGCAAATCTAGCCTCACCGATCTTTAATTCAAGGTCGATAATCTTCTGTAGACCAGCATTACCAGGGTCATTGACAATCTGCTTGACTAAATCTGGGTCACGTTGTACAAAAGTACGCAACTTAGTGATGTCTCCTAGACGTGTCTTAGTATCTTCTAGGTTCTTACGAGCATCATCAACAGCCTTTTGCAACTTAATCATACGTGCATCAGACTTTTCCATTGCTTTGGTAATACCAAACGCTGCAGCAGCACCAGTCTTAGTGGATTCTGCTAGAACTTCACTAGCCTTGATACCGCGAGCAGCAATTAGATCACTATTAGTGACTGCTACTCCACCCATATCTCCGTAGATACTACGGATGTTGGTGAAAACATCTGCCTTCCAGATATCCTGAATAGCATCAATGACAAGTTCTGTAGCCTGTGGAGCCTTCTGAGCGGCAATCTTGCCTACAAAAGAACCAAGTGACTCAGGTGCACCGCCTAGAACACTATCGATTAGTCGTAGTGACTCATCAATATCGCTAGCAAGTGTAGAAAATGCATCGCGTGTAGGACCAGGAAGTGCAAAGTCGTTTGACTTCTCTAGAAGGAAGTCGCGTAGTGCAGTACGATTGCTAAGTTCTTTCTGAGCAGCCTTACCTGTAACCTGTGTAAAGTCAGCAGCCATGTCTACTACAACTGGCTTCTTCTTGCCAGGAGTAAATTGTGCTACAAACTCATCATTACCACGAGTACCAAATGTTAGTTTACCAGCCTCAGGAATATCATCAAAGAATACTGCAGAAGTAAAGCCTTCACCAGTATTATAGAAGTCTGCAGATAACTTGCTGAGTCTATCAACTGTATCTGCCTGCTTACCAGTATTCATTGCATCAAATACGAACTCTGCTACTGCTTGTTCTGTTACTGCAGTACCATTTCCGCTAACAAGGTTTGCTTCGTTCTTAATACCAGCATCAAGTTGCTTCTGTGCCTTAGAAATCTCTGCAGCATTACGAGCATCTACTTCTTTAGCCAATTTCTCATCAGCCTTGAGGTATGGAACCTCTGCTTGACGAACAATCTCTTGAGCACCAGCAGTACGCTCTTTAAGAAGAGCCTTTTCGTCCTTACTAAGACCTGTGCGCTCTTTGAACACAGCAGCAATACGGGCATCTTCACGCTGTGCTGCAGCCTTAGCGCCTTTAAGTTCTTTTCCGCCACGGCCAATCTTTGTAAGTGCACCAGGTCCAAGATATGTTAAAGGATCTGTAGCAATATTAAGTGTTGCATCAACAATACCAGACATTACACGGTATGAAGTGCTATTAGGGTCTGCACCAACAGTAGTCATCAATCCACGACCTAGCGTGAAGGACTTACCATTGATCTGTCCATAAGCAGCCATAGATTTAGCCTGTGCTTTGGAAACCTTTGAATCATCTGATAAAAAGAAACCTGAACCAGTATCAACATTTGTAGGATCTGCAAGGAATGCACGACCTAGTTGTCCTAGTTGAGTAGACTCACCAAAGATACCCTGTCCAACATCTTTAAGTACCTGATTAAAATCTGGTTCTTTCTTACCGCTAGAGATAGCGTAAGCATCGCGACCAAGAGTAGTAAGAGAATCATAAATAGAACGAGTAGCAGCAAAGCCTACGCGAGTTGTTCCCTTGAGTACTGAGTACAATCCATCGCGTACATCTCCTGCAAGTGTCTTATCTTTTTCAATGCTTGACTTAATATTCTTTTGGTTAGTCAAGTCTTGCTTAAGTTGTGCAAGTCCATCGATAGATGCAAGTTTGCCGATTCCTGGTGTGTCAGGTGAAAACCCCATGCGAACAGCAGACATGATAAAGTCTTTGCTCTGGTTAGGGTAGCGTGACATGAATGCAGTGAATGTCTGATATTGGGCAGGGTTAAGTGCACCCATTTCAGCCTGAATCAAACGGTCCATCTGCTGCTGAGGATTATTAAAGATACTTGTTGTTTTAAGTTTCTTATTCTTCTCAGGATTCCAGTAGTCTAAAGAAGGCAATTAGCGCCCCTCTTCGTCGAATGCTTCTACGATACGTCGAAGTTGTGGAGTTGGATTTGCCATGTACATAGCGCGTGCAAGAACTGATAGTTGATCAGGTGCATCAATAGGAGTCATCAATACTTCTGAACCAGGACCATCTCCTGCGTTGACACCAGCAGTTACTGGTTCGTCAGGACGCTGTGTAGGTTCAAATGCACCCACTGTAGGTATAGAAGGACCCATAGGTTGAGAAGGAGCCTGTGCCATTGGAGCACCAGATGCTAATCCTTGAAGTTCTGCGCGTTGCCCATAAGCACCACCAGCAGATTCTTGAATCTTTGCATCACGCTGAATCTTCTTTACATTACCCAAGTCGTTACGACGAGCGAACTTACCTGGACCTCCAGGTTGATCTGTTGCCATTTTAGTCCTCGTCTTCGTCTAAGTGTCGTCTAACATCTTCTAGTGTTGGTGCTGACACCATCCATTGAGGACGCATCTCTGTTGCAGATAAAATCCATAATGCATTATCAGTCGTAAATCCTGCTTTACGCAAGGACTTATAAAATTCATGTAACTCAATAGCGTACTGGTCTAGTTTTGAGTAGTTGTCATCAACTACTTGTTTCTTCCTTGTAGCCATTTTTTTCCTTATCCTAAGCCTGCTAAAATTGATGCTAAGTCAGGTGCTCCGCCTTGTTGAGGGGCCCCACCAGAGGGTTGTCCAGGAGTTGCTGGGGACGGGGGCGCATTCTCAACTGGGCCCTGTGTGCCTGGTGGAGCCATCTCTGGCTGTACTGGTTGTTCAGGCTCGGGAGGAGTGAACACGGCCAATGCAGCAGCCTCTATGCTTTCACCTTTGCGACGACGCTCAATGATGTCAGCAATATTCTTAATAAGTGGAGATGGGTCTTGTCCCTGTGCAGCCATTGCAGGAATAGCCTGCGCGGTTGCTGTAATAGCAGTACTCAAGTTTTCTCGCATTTGTTCAATCTCAATACGTTGTTCTTCTTGTGAAACGTTTACGCTCCATGGAAGTTCACGACGAATGAAGTCCTTAGATACCAAATTAGCACCTAGTGCTTGTAATGAGAAAATCAGAGCACGCGAAGGATCTAATCCAGCCATCAAGCCATATCGGACTTCTACCGAAGTATCGCCCTTAATGTCCTTGCTTGGCATGTACTTTAACTCGTACGGTGTGCCTTGCGCTACACCTCTGACACTTTTCTCTTCATTGAAAAGGAGTTCATCCATTTCAAAGCACAATTCTAGAACGTCTTCGAGCACCTCAGCAAGGATGGTTTGACCAGCCTTAATCTGAGAGTCGAAGGCGCCAAGAAGTGCTTGAACACCTTGGCCAGTAATAATACTGGCATCGATGTTGCCTGTTCTACCTTCTGGATATCGAGCACCGAGTCTTAACTCAGATTGGAGTGCTGCTTGCTCCTGGAAAGTAGCAGCGGGAATATCCAAACGGACACGCCCGACAGCGTTTGGTTGGTTGGTTCTGATAATCGCATCAGGACCCATTGGCATATCTAAAACATCATCAGGTACAACAAGTGGTGCTTGAATTGCTTTTTCCGCTGCTTCCATAGCAAGGTTAGCAAAACGAGCACGAGCAAGTTGTACAAAGAGTACATCATCAAATTGCCCACGTGGTTCGCCATCTAGTGATGGACGAAGCACAATACGAACAGTCATCTTACCCATAGGGTTTTTAGCAGATGACAAAATTAAATTATCACGAGCAGGCATGTAAAGAATAATTGCTTCTTTATCCATGTAACGAATAATATCTATTGGTGCATTAAGGTTCTGCTCAGTACCCCAGCGTCCCATAATACGATCTGCGTGCTCAGGGAACTCATTAACAAGTTCAGCAACAGTCTTTGAGTAGCGCTTAGCATAAGCAACTACACGACCAAAGCGGTCATTCTCATAGTAAACACCTAGTGGGTCTTCGACACGGATACGTGGAAGACTATTCTCCCAGTCTGGCTCAACGTGAATAGGCAAGAAACCATAGGAGAAGTACTGGTCTGCACCTGGATACATCTGAGTCTGCAGACGTGACTGGTAAACATAATTGTTAGCAATCATTGCGCGCTTATCAGCAAACTGACGGGCACGATCTGATGAGACATTTACTGCAGAGCAGTTGATAGAAGGTAACGGTGCTAGAACCTCTGCAAGGTCGCGTGCTGCGACGTCGACAAAGTTGGCGACCATTGCGTGATCCATGCCTTCAGGGAATAGATCAGGAAATACCTGAACCATCTTTCCTTGACGTACGGCAAGAATGTTAGCCATGTTGCTATCGCGTTCTGCTGCGCGATGCTTCATAGCCTCAACGCGGCGTGCGATAATCTTGATGTCTGCCATTTTTATCCTTTGCTTAAATAATTATTAACCAAAACGGTACTTTGGTGTATCTTTTGTAACTTTAGGTTTAGGTGTTACTTTAGGTTTTGGTGTTTCCTTAGGAACAGGAGTTACCTTTGGTTTAGGTTTTACTGTTACATTAGGCTTAGGAGTTTGCTTAACCGCTGGTGGAAAACCACCACGGTATTCAGGATTTTTTGGCACTGTAACATTAGGTGTAGTCTTAGGTGCAGGCTTAGGAGTTACTTTAGGCTTTGGCTTAGGGGTTACCTTGGGCTTTGGGGGCATTGTAATTTGTGGCTTAGGAGCATTACCAAATCCAGGCTTTCCTGGAACTGTTTTCTTTATCCTTGAGTTCTGAATTAAATCAGCAGCCCTGCTATTTTTAGCCATTGTTATCCTTCGTCTTGACCAAATTCATAGTCATTTAAGTTGACCATGTATCGGGTATCTCTTTGGCGTTTAGTCGCCCACTTGTTTTCAATGTGACTCTGACTCATTCGAGTAGTGCCAATAAGTTCTCTTGCACGTAGTTCACAAAACCATAATGCCATCACACAGTCAGTCTTACCTTTAGTGTCAGGCTTCCATGTAATCAATTGTTGAATTAAAGCCTTGACACCTTCTGAGCCATCCTGAGATGGTATCTCCATAAGGTTATCATTTTGATGAGTTGTGCCACGCATTGTTCCAAACAGTCCAGACATAGCAGCAACACCAAAACCAGTGTCCCACTTATTTCTGCCAGTGAACTGACTAGAGAATCTGACCCCCGCCGAGGCTAGGTAATTACGTAGAACCTCATCTAAGGCGTAAGCCTTCTGGTGAGCATTAGTTTCGATACGTAGTTCCTGAGGTCGATACTTCTCGACCCATGCCTCAATCAAATGTTGAATCTTCTGTGGAGTAGGTTCTTGCATATTATCTACATCAAGGATGTAGCGTTTTCTTGTCTGACGGTCAACCGTCATAATAACAGCAGCGGTATTACCAGTCATCGCAGGATCTAGTCCCATGATGGTGTACCACTGACCTTGCTCCTTGGGGTGACCAGGAGTTCCAGGCTTTAGGATTCCGCGCTTTCGCATCCTGTTGACTGAACCTTGGACACATGAAGGCGGAAAGATGGAGTCCTCTTGGACATCCTGTTGTTGATAAACCAATGCCCACGCACTCGGAGATACTTCAGATCGTCTGCGAAACAGCGCGGGCCCATTCCACTTAGGATAAAGACCGTCATCATCTGGAAGGATATCATCTTCTGAACCCTCCCAGGGTATGTTGGACTTAGGCCACAAGGTAACCCATTTTTCGGGATTATCATCATACTCCAATACTGCTGGCATAGACATATATGTAAACGGTGTCTTGCCACCTGTCCAGTGATCAGGATTGCGAATCTCTCGATAAAGATCATTAGAGGCGATACGTGTGCCAACAATCAGCAACTTACCAGAATCACCTAAACGTGTAACGACGTCTCGTTGGAGCCATGTGAGTTGTTTTTCCCACTCATGCGCGTTTGAAGTTGTAACAACGTCATCCAAGATGATGAGGTTGGAACGGGCGCCAGTAATCTGGCCACCAATACCGAGGGCTTGCACCGTCGGATCCTTCTCGGTAGAATCACGAGAAAGGTAAATCCTATCAGCCTTC